GTGATCATTTGTACCTGAGTTCCTCCTGCAACGATACTAGAAATTCTTGATGTTGCAACACCACGAACAGGATATACTAAAGCACTATATTGATCAACCAACGTCGCATCCCCCTCGCCGTACGGTAGTCTAGAAACGAGAATATTCGCGTCACTATCAAAAGCTTGTTTTGTAGAATGATAAAAATATCTCTCAGCTGCATTAGTCGGTTTCCCGTAAATCTCTTGAAATTCCGCAAATGTCCCAACATTAAAGATTTCATCTGTTGGGCCTTGATTGGAGAAACCTGCGATGAACACATTTGTACCGGTGGGGACGCCGGGACGCTGTGTCATATCGATTTCTCTTATTTCTACACCTGGTGATTGGATTGTTCTTCTGCTCATAGTAAAAATGCCTTTACAATTATTTATTGTTTTCCGGGTCCATATTTTAGTTGATTTGGCGAAATAACCATTATAATATAAATATATGAAGGGCATCATTTTAGCTGGAGGTACCGGATCGCGAATATATCCCTGTACTAAAACAGTTTCGAAACAACTTTTACCGATTTACGATAAGCCTACTATCTATTATCCTTTATCGACTTTAATAAAATTAGGTATTAAGGATATAATGATTATTACAAATGCACAGGCATATCCTCATTTATTACATTTGTTTAATCAAATAAATAAAAAACGACCATATTTAGGCCTTGATCTTACATTTAAAGTACAAATGTCTCCTGCAGGTATAGCGGAGGCGTTAATTATTGCTGAAGGCTGGCAGGGAGATGAGGATATATGTCTGATTTTAGGAGATAATATTTTTACTGGTATACGTAAACCGAAACTTAATGGTGATGATAAGGCTTGTGTTGTAAGTTATAAGGTTTCAAATCCATCTGATTATGGTGTTATAGAGCTTGATGCAACTGAAACTATAGTTTCTATTGTGGAAAAGCCAGATTGTCCGATGAGTAATTTAGCTGCTACTGGTATTTATTTTTATGATAATACAGCAGGAAGCCGTGCCCGGGATTTGAAGCCATCAGATAGAGGTGAATTAGAAATTACTGATTTAAATAAAAGTTATTTACAAGATAATGTACTAGGTCACATTAGTTTAAATAGTAATTATGCCTGGTTTGATACCGGGAATCCTGATGAAATGTTTGCTGCTTCCATGTATGTAAAGTCTATACAAGATAGAACTAATACAATGATCGGTTGTATTGAAGGAGAATCATGGAAACAGGGTAATATTAATTATGAAGAACTACAAAAAATTGTTCATAAAATGCCGCACTGCTCTTATAAGATAAATATTGTAATGAGCTATTTAAATTAGCTTTGCTTCTATTTTTGTAAATTCAAAAGTAGCAGATGATGTGATTTCAGCTTCGTTAGTATAGTCCCAATTTATTTCTGATAATCGAGTCGGGAATGCTCCTATATAATCCCACTGTATTTTTCTATTCTCATATTCATCTAAGCCGTATACAGTTAAGTTAGAAGAATAGACTGGGAGTTGCTGTTCGGGGTTAGGATATTTTATAATATCATCTTCATTAAAGTTCCCCGTTCTAATGTCATTAATGACATCAAGCCATTTATATATTGCCCAATAGTTTTTAAATTCGTTATCTACTTTAAAATCTAGATTTAAAGATTCATATGATGCTCGTGCATGAGAACTGACTTTTATAGTTTGTGCTCCGTATGAAAGAGTTTTTTCAGGAATGCTAATAGCGGGAGTTACAGTACCAGTAATACTAATTTCTAAACTATTAGCATCAAGTTTATTTGTATTTCTAGTTATATTATCTACAATATTTTTTATACCTTCCGGTAGATTTAAAATTAAGATAAATTTATCTTGTCTATTTTTATTGAATGGTGCTTGATTCATACTCTAACATATCCTTCTGCTTCTAATGCTTCCATATCCGATGGACCTTCCTGTCCTAAAATATTTATGTCTTCGAAGATGACGCCTGGTGGTTCCCATGTGTCGTCAATATTTTGCATTTTATAATCTTGCAAGAAATTACTAAATTTTTGATCAATATACGGTCCTAGTTCTATTTTTGCAGGTCGTTGATTATCATCAATTTCTACAACATTATAATATTTTTGTATAACACTATTTTCTAATATTAATAATGCCCAGGTCATTGCCATAACTCTATCATCATAATCGAACCCGGGCTGAGCGGCCCAAGACCCATTAGGGTATCGGACAAAATTTTTCATCTCGATGACCGCGGCTCTTGATTTTATATCGACACATTTAATATCATTAACCCAATATCTCATATTAGTAATGCCTTTATATTTGGTATTGGTATGAGCGTATACTCCTAATCTGTCATATTTTACCTGACCTACTTTAGGTGACCAGTTAACTATACTTCTGTAATTATATTGGTGATATAAATTATCTACAACCTGACTACCACAATTATTTCTTTCTATTAATACAGGAGGTGTTCCCCAATGATAGCAAATGTCCCGGACTTTTGTAGTAAATTCAAATGGATTAATTTCATTTGATGCATACTCGGCAACTTGTTTAATGTCCTGTAAGTCGGTTATATCTAAAACTTGTATAACGCTATAATTTTGGCCAACTCCTTCTGCTACATCAACTCCAATAGTATATAAATGATCTTTATTAGGTTCCTCCCATACCTTATAACAACCGTCATCGAATACATATGTTGGTTCTGTTACTTTTGCTAATAATTTTTCAAAGAAGATTTCATCAATAAATGAATCACCGGTATCAAGAAACTTACAGTCAAACTCTTGCGCAAAGGCTTCTTCACTACCTATAGATTTAATTGTGTCGTTCTTCCATTTTTCGTCGCGACCTGGGACTTCATTCCATAATATTTTTTCTGACTTCCAATTATTTGTTCCCTTTTCTGCTTCTGTATATAATGTATGAAATAAATTACCACTACCATTAGGAGTAGATGCCACAAATATTTTAGATTTCGTTGACGCTGAAATAATCGGATATACTGATTTCCAAAAAGATTCAACGAGATTATTTGGGATAAATGCTAACTCATCCAGAATTAGTACGTTGACAGATTCACCTCGACCAGCATCTGAACTTGTAGTACTAATGCCAATACTGCTACCATTTGCTAATTTCATAGAAGTTTTACCGTACTCTACAACTCCTGGTTTTAAATAATTTGGTAAATTCTCATATGCGAGCCTAACTCTTGAAAAGATACTAATAGCAGTTTGTTCTTTATTAGCAACAATTAATATACGTTGATCGTCTTCAAAACAAGCAATCCATAATGCATAAATTGTCATCATAGTAGTTTTTCCAGTCTGTCTACTAGCTAGGCAGGCTACGAATCTATGATCTCTTAAACTACGTAATACTCTTTTTTGGTAAGAATATAAAGTTATTAACATTCTGCCTCGATCAAGGTTAACAATATGGAAAAAGTTTTCTGCAAAGTGAAGAATGTTTTGCCGGGCCTTTTTGAGGGACTTAACCATTTCAGGAGTCCAGGTAAATTCCATATTAGGTACGGGTAAGTCTTTATTACCTAAATAAAATTTATCGTCTTTTTTTAGCCTCGGCACTATAAATATTTACATGAACAGCAAAGATTTAAACTCTATTAATGAAGCCTTTGCAAACGCTACGGCAAAGGTAGTTGCTGAGGGTGCTACATTTAAAACGGGTAAGGAAGAAGTAAAGGAGGATTTTGGTGATCCTTCTCGTCATCAAGATGATCCTTTAGATGACGATTGGACTCCAGAGAAAGGCGATACTGTTGAAGTTGAGCATCCGGGGTCAGATAAAAAAGTTGGTACAATAGTTGGTATAGTTGATCCTGATAAACAGGATGAAGATGTACCAGTTAGATATAATATTGAATTTCCGAGCGGCGATACTGAGGTTCATCCTAAAGATCATATAGTACTAGATGAACCAAACGAAGATGACCCGGGTCCTGATGATACCGAGGATGCAGGCCATAGTGATGAAGATCCGTGGGATATTGAAAATAGTAAAGTTAGTAATTTAATGGATGGATATGAGTCTCGGTTGACTTCTCATAAATATAGAGTACGTGAGAAAACTGAATCTAGTAAAGATTTTAAAAAGCCAGATGAATCAGTCTCCGGTGTTGATAAGAAAACTCAACGACCAAA